TCTTGTGCAATCGTAAGTGACCAAACCAATGGTAAATTTAACCTCTTGAAATGGGATCGAAGAGAGGCTAAATATTATCCAATAACATTCGATCTCTACCAGAAAGGATAAAAATGAGTATAGACTTTGAACAAGACAAACAAAACATAGTCGAAAAAACTGATTTAGAATCTTTGTCTAATCAGTGTATTAAGTTATTAGATTTAGAAAAACAGATAGAAATATCTGAAGATAAAACTAAAGAACTTAAAAAACAATATGATAAAATTAGTTCAGAAGTAATCCCTAGTATATTATCAGAACAAGGATTACAATCTTTGAAACTTGCTGATGGTTCAACTATAGAAATAAATAAAAAATATAGTTGTACAATACCAAAAGACTTAGAGAAAAAAGCATCAGCATATAAATGGCTTCGGGACAATGGCTTAGGTGATCTTATTAAAAATGAGGTTGCTGTAAGTTTTGGTCGTGGAGAAGACAACAAGGCGAAGCAAATGCTAGACCTTGCAGCTTCAAATGGATTTGAGCCTCAACAAAAAGAAAAAGTTGAGCCAATGACTTTGAAAGCTCTTTATCGGGAGCGTATCGAGGCCGGCCTTGATATGCCTTCCGATATCTTTCACACTTTTGTGAAGGATGAAACTAAAATCAGCCGGAAATAGGAGAAACGCAAATGGCGAACAATGAAACGGGAAACGTGACAATAAAAAAAGAACATCTGCCTTCAGCAGATTTGTTCGAAGCTGATGCCCTTCAGGGTTTTCAGAATATGGATCAGCAAGATTTAGCTCTTCCATTTTTGAGAATACTTGGACAGCTTTCACCACAAGTAAATAAAAGGGACTCTAAGTATATAAATGGTGCCGAAGCAGGTATGATTTATAATACGGTGACGAACCAACTTTACAATGGTGAAGACGGGATAGATGTAATTCCTTGTTATTACAAGAGGGAATACGTTGAATGGCAAGATAGAGGCGAAGGAGCAGGTGCTCCTGTAGCAATACATTCTGCATCTAGTTCTATTATCCAAGAAACTACTAGAGATTCTATGGGTAAAGATAGATTGAAGAATGGTAATTATCTTGAAAATACTGCTTCATACTATGTGATGGTATGTAAGGAGAAAAGTGCAGAAACTGCTTTGATTACTATGAAATCAACTCAGTTAAAAGTAAGCAGAAACTGGAATTCAATGATGAATGGATTGAAACTTCAGGGTAAAAATGGTCTGTTTACTCCACCTATTTTTAGCCACATATATAAGCTAAAAACTGTACAACAGTCTAATGACAAGGGAACTTGGTTTGGTTGGACTGTAAATAAGGTGGGGCCTGTGGGAGACAAAAATTTGTATGAGCAGGCAAAAGGATTTGCTGAAAGCGTTAAGGCTGGCGATGTTCAGGCTAAACACAGCAAAGAAGAGAAGAGTGAAGACAACACACCATTCTAAAAAAAATAAGGGGGAACATTAGTTCCCCCTTTACAATAGGAAAAGAAATGATAATGAAGAAAGATAAATTTAAATCAATATTCGAAGGTCTGACTATTGCGTATGGTCAGTATCAAAAAGGAGATCGCGCAGAAAATGGTAAACAAAAAGGCAAGGCATTCATTGTTCGAAAGAATGTTAGCGATGACTTGTGGGAAAACCATTTACAAGGCAAAGGTGCGGCTCTGGGCATCATCCCCATTAATGAAAATAATTTATGCAAGTGGGGTTGTATTGATATTGACGAATATAATTTTGACCACACTAGCTTCGTACAAAGCGTACGCTCAGCTAATCTCCCCTTAGTAGTTTGCCGTAGTAAATCAGGCGGCGCACACGTATTTTTATTTACCAAAGAATTTATACCTGCATCTTTGATGCAAAATACTTTAAAGAAGATGGCAGCAACTTTAGGATTTGAAGGTTGTGAAATATTTCCTAAGCAAACAGAAATACTCGTAGATCGTGGAGACACAGGAAACTTTTTAAATTTACCTTATCATAATGAAATGAAAGGATTGCGTTATGCTATTAAAGATGATGGGAACGCGGCTAGTATAGATGAATTTTTTGAACTGTATGATAAATATGTTCAAGATAAATTAGAAGAAGTAAAAATAGAAAAACCAAAAATAGTAGAAGCATTTCAAGATGGCCCACCTTGTTTAAATAAATTAGCTAAAGATGGATTTGGAGAAGGTGCAAGAAACAATGCTTTATTTAATATTGCAGTTTATTTTAAACAAGCAACACCAGATAGATGGGAAGATGAATTAGTAAAAGCAAATCAAGAACATATGGTACCACCATTAAGTAATGGTGAAGTTCAACAATTAATTAAATCAGTTAATAGAAAAGGATATGATAAGTATAGATGTAAAGATGCACCTATCAATTCAGTATGTCAATCAGGATTATGTAGAACAAAAAGATTTGGTGTAGGATTTGGTGAAGAAGAAATGCCTGTACTTGGAAACTTAACAAAGTATGCATCAAAACCACCACAATGGTTTTTAAATGTAGATGATGCAAGAATAGAATTAAAAACAGAACAACTTTATAATGCAGGTTTATTTGCATTGGCTTGTTTAGATCAAGCAAACTTAATTGTACCAGTACCAAAACCAAAAGATTGGAAACAATATTATTTAAAACCTTTATTAGATAAAGGATTACAAGAAGTAGAACCATTAGAATCTTTAGATCCTAAAAATCAAATATTAGGATTACTTCAAGATTGGACTACCAATAGACAATCAGCAAGAACAATGGAAGATATATTTAATAGATTACCTTACACAGATGAGAACAGAGAGTTTACTTATTTTAGAATGGAAGACTTTTATAATTTTTGTAAGAAAAACAATTGGGAAATGGATAAAACTAAAACAGGTAATTTAATTAAACAATTAGATAACTTTGTAGGAGAAGAAAGAAAAGAGCTCAAGGGTGGAACCCCAAGATTAATTAAAATACAGACAATGAAAAAAGTAAAAACATCTGTATCTAAAGTACCTTATCAGGAGGATCATTTCTAATGCCTAAAGGTGCAATCGTAAAAAATATAAAAATAGATAATCATAAATTTGAATTAGAAATATATCCAAGACTAGAATGCACTAGAGATATTGCTTGGGAAATATTTTCAGAAAATTATGAAGGATGTTTATATGCATTTAGTAATAAAGAAAAAATAATAAAAACTGTAGAAGGTAAGTATATTTTTGAACCAAAAAAGAATAAATGAAAACAATAATATTGGGGCCACCTGGAACGGGAAAGACAACAACTTTGTTGAACTTAGTCGATCAATTTATTCAACAAGGTATTAGACCAAAGCAAATAGGATATTTTTCATTTACTAAGAAAGCTGCTGTAGAAGCTGCTACCAGAGCTGCAAATAAATTTGGTTTAGATTTAGAAAACGATCTAGAAAATTTTAGAACACTACATTCTTATGCTTTTAAAATGTTAGGGATGACAAAAGAAAAAATGATGTCAGTAGATAACTATAAAGAGTTTGGTCAAAAGTGTAATATACCTATTAAGACTGCAAAATATTCTTTAGAAGATGGAACATTTAATTCTGACAATGAGTATCTAACCATTATTAATACTGCGAGAGTTAGAAGAATGGATCTATTAGAATACTATGATTCAAGACAAAACATATTAGATATTGAAAGAGATACTTTGTATTTAATATCAGAAGAATTAAAAAGATATAAAGAAGAAAAGAGAATGAAAGATTTTACTGATTTAATTGAAGACTTTATAGACAAAGAATCAACATCAAAATTTGAAGTATTATTTATTGATGAAGCACAAGACTTATCTTTATTACAATGGGAAATGGTTAGAAAAATTTGGAAGAATGCAACTAAAACTTATATTGCAGGTGATGATGACCAAGCTATATTTAAATGGGCAGGAGCTGATGTAGATCATTTCATTGCTTTAAAAGGTGAAGTAGATGATATTAAAACATTAGATCAATCATACCGTATTCCGGGTGGGCCAATACACGAGCTCTCTCAAAAAATAATTAGTAAAGTTCAAAACAGATTTGATAAAGAATATAAACCAAGAGTGGAAGAGGGTATTTTAAAAAGATATTCTGATGTAACTCAGGTTAATATGTCTGAAGGAAATTGGTTAGTACTTTCCTCCGCTAACCATTTCCTTGATGACGTAAAAGAATTATGTGAATTGAGAGGATGGTATTATCAACATAAAGGACAAAATTCTGTTAAGCTAAAACTTTTATTAGCTCTAAATAATTGGGAACAATGGAGACAAGGTTGTCAACTCACCCACATAGAAATAAAAAATATTTATGAATATTTAGGGACTAGTGTTGCGGATGGTTTTAGAACAGGAAAATTATTCCGATCTGAAGAAAAATATACTTTAGAGGAATGTAAAGAAAAGTATGGTTTGCTTACTGATAAAGTTTGGTATGAATCATTTGAAGGTCTAGATAATTTTACAGAAAATTATATTAGAAATATGAGGGCAAATGGTGAACAAATCAATAAGAACCCTAGAATAATAATGTCAACAATACACGGAGCGAAAGGAGGAGAAGCCGATAAAGTATTAATTCTACAAGACTTAACTAATGCAGCTTTAGAAACATTTCAACACGATCCAGATGAATTACATAGATTATTTTATACTGGAACAACTAGAGCTAAAAGAGAGTTACATATTGTAGATCCAAAAAACTTTGATCGCGCTTATTTACTATGACCAATAAAAATATGTTTGATGAAGCATTTCCACAAGATAAACAGATAGGCGGGAGTCACTATAAAGACTTTCACATTCAACCTTATGAATTTATTTCTAAGAATGACCTTTCTTTTTTTCAAGGAAATGTTATTAAGTACGTCTGTCGTTATAAAAATAAAAACGGCATACAAGATTTAGAAAAAATAATTCACTACTGTGAACTAGAAATTAAAAAGTTGAAAGATGACAAAAGAAAAAGGTAGAAAATGGGATGGTCGTAGTAGACCTACCAATGATTTGTATAAGAAAAATTTTGATGAAATATTCAAAAAGAAAAAAGATAAATCAAAGAATGAGGAGAAGAAGAAATGAATGTTTACACAGAGTTTATGGGTTTATGTATAATAACAATCTATTTATTTAATTTAGTATGAGAAGTACACAAATACCTTTGTTTGCACCCGAAACAGAATGGGTGCAACCTGAAGAACTAAAAGATCTATCGCACTATAGTGAAATAGCAATTGACTTAGAAACCAATGACCCTGAACTAACGACTTTAGGATCGGGGAACGTGGTTGGTAGAGGACATATTGCAGGTATTGCTGTAGCTGTAGAAGGATGGTCTGGCTATTATCCAATACAACACGAACAAGGTAATATGGATAAAGGTTTAGTAATGTCTTGGTTAAAAGATGTACTTAAACAAGAGAACACTACCTTTATATTTCATAATGCAATGTATGATGTGTGTTGGTTAAGATCTTATGGACTAGAAATTAAAGGTAAGATTGTAGATACAATGATCGCGGCATCTTTAATAAATGAAAATAGATTATCTTATCGATTAGATTCTCTTGCAAAAGAGTATTGTGGTTTAGGTAAAGATGAAAAGATTTTACAAGCGGCGGCAAAAGAATATGGATTAGATCCTAAAAAAGATATGTGGAGATTGCCAGCAATGTATGTTGGACAATATGCAGAAAGAGATGCTGAGTCTACTTTAAAACTTTGGCAACGATTACAAATGGAATTGTATGCACAAGAGCTGATGGACATATTTAATTTAGAGACAAGATTATTTCCTTGTTTAGTTGATATGCGATTCAAAGGAGTAAGAGTAGACCTTGATAAAGCAGATCAAATCAAGAAAAATTTACAAAATAGAGAAGCTAAAATAATCAATAGAATCAAGGATTTAAGCGGGATTAATGTAGAAATTATGGCGGCAAGATCAATTGCAAAAGCATTTGATAATCTTAATCTTCCATATGATCGAACAGAAAAAAGTAAAGAACCAAGTTTTACAAAAAACTTTTTAGCAACTCATCCACACGAACTGCCAAAACTAATTGCTGAAGCTAGAGAAATAAATAAAGCACATAGTACTTTTATTGATTCTATAACTAAGCACGCAGTCAAAGATAGAATACACGCAGACATCAATCAAATACGATCTGATGATGGTGGAACAGTTACTGGAAGATTTAGTATGTCTAACCCTAACTTACAACAAATACCTGCAAGACATCCTGAACTTGGCCCAATGATTAGATCTATTTTTATTCCTGAAGAAAATACAAAGTGGGGAACATTTGATTACTCTCAACAAGAACCAAGAATATTAGTTCACTATGCAAAACTACAAAACTTAAATGGTGTTGATGAAATTGTAGATGCATACAAACAAGGAGACGCAGACTTCCACCAAGTCGTTGCAGATATGGCTGGCATTGAAAGAAAACAAGCGAAGACTATTAATTTAGGTTTGATGTATGGTATGGGTAAAAATAAATTGATGGCTGAACTAGGTTTAATGAAAGACTCAGCAGAAAAACTAATTCAACAATACCATAAGCGAGCACCATTTGTAAAAGCATTGATGGATAATGTATCGCGAAAAGCAAATGATAGAGGAAAGATCAGAACTCTTTTAGGTAGGGCTTGTCATTTTGATTTATGGCAACCTGTACAATTTGGAGTATATAAACCATTACCTTTAGAACAAGCTAGAAAAGAATATGATGAACCATTAAAACGTGCATTTACTTACAAAGCTTTAAATAGATTAATTCAAGGATCTGCGGCTGATATGACTAAAAAATCTATGGTATCTTTATATGAAAATGGTATACTACCACATATTCAAATTCACGATGAAGTCGATATATCTGTTGAATCTGATAAAAAAGCAGAAGAAATTATTCAAATAATGGAGTCTGCAATACAACTGGAGGTTCCAAATAAAGTTGATTACGAAAAAGGTAACAACTGGGGCGATATAAAATGATGAGGAAACTATGGCATATCTTAACGCGAACGTACCACCAATTTATTGCAAGGTTCGAAAGGAGTATTTATATGATATGGATCCAAAATATAAGAAAGAGTTTAGTGACTGCGTTATCTTTGGTCTTGTCTCTATTTCAGGTAGGGCTCTCTTATTTAACATTATGCTTCCCAATGGTGCGTGCTATTGGAGATTGCCTATATCAGCGTTCTTTCAAAAACAACACGATAGAGCCTCTGTGCCGGATATGCAGGCGAACGAGTTACAGTTGTGGAACTGTTTTAGTTATTGGCCTAGTGTGCATTGCTTTGATTGGTTGGCTGGTGTAGACGGCAAATACTTAGGAAAAGATAAAAAATTTTATCACGGACAATACTTATTTACAGTTGACTGGGCTCATCCAGAGACTAATATATTGAATGTTGAACATTCTGAAATTCCTCAAGAACATAAGTGTGCACACATTTTGGCTCTTGATAACGGTAATTTTGCAGCTCAGCCTAATAATCGCATTCTGTGGCACGTTAATAGCTACACTACTGATAACAGCTGGCCTGACTATAAAGTACAAAATACAGTCTGGGATGTCGAAGATGCGGATTGGGTTACAGAAGATACTGACAAAATGTTTTACGGAATAGAACCAAAGGAGGATAAAGATGAACTTTAAATGGGATCTAAAAAAACAATCAGATGAGAGAAGAAAACAGGAATCTGCTAAAGTACAGCTTCGTAAAAGAAGTATGGATTCTATTTCCAGACCAAAAGCAGAAAAAAATATAACTTCAAAAGACCCAAGATTACAGGGGATATAATTATGATTTGTATAGTATGTGATCACGATTGTCATTGTGGGGAGAAATGTGAGATAGACAGCTGTCTATGTCCAACTTGTAAACATATGGAGAACCCTACTATGATTAAAAAAATTAAAAAATGGTGGCAAAAATACGTTGATTGGTTATTTGGTTAATGAAAAGATTATCTGAAAATACCGAAATCGGTCTTCCGTTAAGGAACTTAATAGGTTTGGTCGCGGCTGTGGCTATTGGAGCGTGGTTT